AATTCGGGCCCCGACATTCTGGCAGAGTTGTTAATATTCAGACCCATTTTCCTGAACAAAAAAGAATTTGACAAACCCATTTGGCCGTGGCTGTATGCGGTATCTCGCGGCGCTCCTTCGGACGGAGGTAGTAGTTGCCAGGTCTGGGCCGGTGGATTCCGGTCACTCTGGTGGCCGCCGCGAGTGCTTTGATATAGGATTATAAATATGCTTTATGTCACTCAGGATGACGCACTGGTTGATGGGGCCGAGGACCAAGTGTGGAATAGGCTGGAAGTCGCCAGGCTGATGGAAAAACTAAATGACCGAGAGCGTTTTGTTGTAATAAAGCGCCTTGAGGGTTACACACTCCGTGAAATTGCAAATATGTGCGGAGTTGGTCATGAACGAATCAGACAGAATATAGCCAAAGCGTTAAAAATTATGCGCACCCACGAGTATCGCTGGGATCAATCCGCCCATTATCTAATGGGCGGTAGAACGCGTGATTTTATGACGTATGGAGAGCGATATAGCTTCGTCGATGAAGACCGTCACGCAATGAATATTCCCTAGGTTAACAAAAAATAATTTGACAAACCTATTTTCGCGCGTCCATTTGGCGGCATGGGTATGACATCGACGTTTCGCAGCCGCCTGAAGGCCGAAATTGCCAGCCAAAACCGTTCAGTATACTGGCTGGCGCGGCGCTCTGGCTATTCCGAGGAATACATCCGCAGGATATTGACAGGGGCCAGGACAAATCCTAGCCTACTCTTCGTTGAGTGCATGGCAGTCTCGCTAGAGATGGACCCGCTCGACCTTTTAAGATAGGTATGTTGCGTGACTGAGAAGAAAGAACGCAAACCAACCACTGGCGGTGTGCTGATCGGATCGTCGTATGACGAGGCCCGGACGCGCAAGATCAATGCCGAGGCCGAGATCGCTGAGCTTGAGCTTGCCCGCATCCGCCAGACGCTATGCAAGACCGAGGATGTGGTGAAGGCTTGGGAGAGTGTTCTTCACGCTTGCCGCGCCAAGTTCTTGGCGATGCCGTCCAAGATGGCCCCAGTGCTGGCGAACGTCACGGACACGGCCATGATAAAGGATCATTTGGAAAACGCTGTCCGCGAGGCGCTGGATGAGCTGGCGAACTACCAGCCAAGCGTCGATCCGGTGGCCACTGGTGCTACGGTCAGAGCCGAGGTGGAGGGCGAAGAGGCTAAGCCAAAGCGGGGTCGCGGTCGGCCCAGTAAGATTAGTGCGTTGAAAGAGTGACCGAACTAGACCCTTCGATCCGGGCTTCTGCCCTAGAGGCGCTGGCCACAGCCATGAAGCGCCTGACTCCGCCACCGCGCCTAAGCGTGGCCGAGTGGGCGGATGCGGAGCGGCGTCTGGACAGTCAGTCTTCGGCTGAGCCTGGTCGGTGGTACACCTCTCGCGCCGAATACCAACGTGGCATCATGGACGCCTGCTCAGACCCGGCGGTGCGCGAAGTCGTAGTCATGTGCGGAACGCAGAGCGGTAAGTCTGAGGCGATCCTGAATACGATTGGCTATCACATGCACCACGATCCCTGCCCGATCTTGGTCATGCAGCCAACTTTGGATATGGCAATGGCGTTTAGTAAGGACCGCGTTGCTGCTGGCCTCATCAAACCGACCCCGGCTCTTCGGGGCCTAGTCAAAGACAGTAAGGCGAAAGATGCAAACAATACGACTTTGCATAAGGTCTTCCCTGGTGGGGCCTTGTCTCTCGTTGGTGCTAATAGCCCTTCTTCTCTTGCTTCTCGTCCGATTCGTATCGTGCTTTGTGACGAAGTTGACCGATACCCCGCTTCGGCTGGTGAGGAAGGCGATCCAATATCTCTGGCAAAGCGGCGCGCAGCGACCTTCTGGAACCGCAAGATAATTCAGGTATCGACGCCGACAAACCGTCATGCCAGCCGGATCGAGGCGTCTTACGAAGAGACAGATAAACGCAAATATTATGTTCCCTGCCCGCACTGTGATGCCGAGCAGACACTGAAGTGGTCGCAAGTGCAGTGGCAGGATGGCAATCCCAAGACGGCCCGTTACTATTGCGAGGAGTGCGGCACCGGATGGACAGAAGCGGAGCGGCATCAGGCCGTATCGCGCGGTCGGTGGATCGCAACTGCGCCGTTCAATGGCGCTGCGGGCTTCTGGTTCAACGCCCTATACTCCCCGTGGGTCGATTTGGTGGATACGGTGGAGGAGTTTCTGGCATCCCGCAAAGACCCGATGCGGCTCAAGACCTTTACCAACACGATCTTGGCCGAGACTTGGGAAGAGCGCGGCGATCAGGTGGACGACTACTCGATCTCCAAGCGCAAAGAGGATTATGATGGCGTCCCGGAGGAGGTTGTGCTGCTCACCGCTGGCGTTGACGTTCAGGACGACCGCTTGGAGGTAGAGATTGTCGGCTGGGGCGCTGGGGAAGAGTCGTGGCAGATTGATTACCACATTATCTATGGCGATCCTTCGGCTCCTCGGCTCTGGGCGCAACTAGATGAGCTTCTGCTTAAGACCTATGACCACCCGACCGGCGAGGATATGGTAATCCGAGCCACTTGTGTTGACTCTGGTGGCCACCACACGCGGGCGGTCTATAACTACGCCAAGACGCGGGCTGGGCACCGGGTGTTTGCCATCAAGGGCGTCGGCGGCGAGGGTAAGCCTATTATCGGACGCGCCAGCAGGAACAATGTCGGCAAGGTTCCGCTCTACGCTGTTGGCGTAGACACCGCCAAGGAACTGCATTACTCTCGCCTGCGGATTGAAGAACCTGGTCCGGGCTATTGCCACTTCCAAGCCAAGCGGGACGACGAGTATTTTCGCCAGTTGACGGCTGAAAAGATGGTCACGACTTATCACAAGGGCTATCCGAAGCGCGCTTGGGTCAAAACCCGGACCAGAAACGAGGCTTTGGACGTTCGGGTTTACGCGATTGCGGCGTTCCATATCTTAAATGTCAATATGGATAGCGTTGTGAGGCGATTTTATGCTAATGTGGAACGCAAGGTCGAGGCTTCTCGTCCAAAGGCGGTGGAAAAGCCGCATCCTTTGGCCGATCCAAAGAAGCTGAAGCCGAAGCGTGGCGGGTTCGCTAATAACTGGCGATGAGGGTAGATGGCCAATCTTTTTGAAGCGGACAATGCACCAACGAGTGAACCCAATGAGGTCACGGTTGGTAGCTATATCCAGTGGAAGCGGCCCGACCTGTCGGCAGATTACCCTGTCGCCAGTTATAGCCTGATTTACATCCTGCGCGCTCGCGGGGGTGGGGCTGCTGAGATCACCTTCACGGCTAACGAAATCAACGGCGAGTACGTAGTCCAGATTCCAAGCACTACGAGCGCCGCATGGACCGCTGGCCAGTATCACTGGCAGGCCGAAATCCAGCGCACCAGCGATTCCTCGCGCGTTTTGGTGGATCGTGGCGACATTACGATCCTGCCCGATCTTGATGACAATAACACCGATCCGCGCTCCCATGCGGAAATCATGGTGGACAAGATTCAGTCACTGCTTGAGGGCCGGGCTGATAAGGATGTGTCCAGCTACAGCATTCAGGGCCGCTCCCTGGCTAAGATGAGCATTACTGATCTGCTCCAGTGGCGCGATTACTACCGAAAAGAAGTTGTAAAAGAGCGGCGTGACGCTGCCATTGCCAATGGTAAGCCCACCAAGACTACTGTAAAGGTTCGATTCCTATGAGCTTCTGGCGTGAAGTTTTTGGCCTGAGTGCCCCGGTGGCCGCGCCTTCGCGCAAGCGGAGTGCATATAACGCCGGTACGGTAGGCAGGCTTTTTGCCGACTTTCAGGGGACTTACGGCTCACCCGACGCTGATCTGCGCCAAGACATCGTTCTGATGCGGAATCGCGCGAGGCAGATGGCCCGCGATGATGTCTACGTCAAGCGGTTCTTGGAACTGCTTGAAACTAATGTCATGGGCGATCAGGGGATGGTTCTCCAGGTCAAGGCCCGTGACACCAGCGGCGGTATGGATGTCATCGGCAACCGGATTGTCGAAGATGCTTGGGCCGTGTTCGGTCAGGTCGGCAATTGTACGGCGGATGGCCGTATGTCGATGGTCGATCTGGAGAAATACGTGGTCCGCACCTGTGCGAGAGACGGCGAGGCGTTCGTACAGGTCATCCGCAACCGCAACTTCGCACATGGCATCGCTTTCCACCCGTTTGAAGCCGACTTGGTGGATGTGGAAAAGACCGAGAAGCTGAATAACGGCAACGAAGTCCGCATGGGCATTGAGGTTGACCAGTATCAGCGCCCTGTGGCGTTCTGGGTCAAGCGCAAGCACCCCGGCGACACCCAGTTTACCGCCGTTACGGCCACTGAAAGCGTGCGGGTTGTAGCAAATGACATTATTCATGTTTACCGTCCGCTCCGCGCTGGACAGACTCGTGGCGAGACTTGGCTCCACGCTGCTCTGAGCCAGATCAAGATGCTCAACGCTCACCGTGAAGCCGAACTGGTCGCTTCACGCATGGCGGCGAGCAAGATGGGCTTTTTCGTATCGGAAACCGGCGAAGAAACGCCTGCGGATGACTACGACAATGGCGTTCCGCTGATCGACGCTGAGCCGGGTACGTTCCACCAGCTTCCGGCTGGCGTGGATTTCAAGGCGTTTGATCCTAACCACCCGGCCACCGCCTTTGCTGAGTTCCAGAAGAACATTCTGCGCGGCACGGCCAGCGGCCTCGGCGTCTCGTATGCCAGCCTGTCTGGTGATTTGTCGGACACCTCGTATTCGTCGGTGCGGCAGGGCGCGCTGGAGGAGCGGGATCAGTATCGCTCGCTTCAAGGCTTCTTCCGCGAGCACTTTGTCATGCGCGCTTATGCCATCTGGCTGCGCCATGTCATGGAGTTCGGCTATATCAATCTGCCGGTCACGAAGTTCGACAAGTTCTATGCCGCCACCACCTTCCGTCCGCGCGGCTGGTCTTGGGTCGATCCGCAGAAAGAGATCGCGGCTGCGGGCGAAGCCCTGCATCTCGGCATCATGTCGCCGCAGGACGTTGCGGCCCAATATGGCCGGGACTTCGAGGAGACGCAGAGCC